TCTATGCTTATATCTCCAGTAGCGACATATTGCAAGCCCAAATCTATAGCTTTTTTTCTGGCTTCTTCCTGCTGTTCGGTAGTTGCACCAATTTGGTTTGAAAGTTTGAAAGCTGTTTCTATAGCTGTTATGTTAGCGTCATCTAAATTATTTTGAGCCTTTTCTGCTTCCTGTGAACCTTTACCATATTTTTTAATCGCTTCAGTTAATGCTTTTTGTGCCGCTTCTACTGCCCAGTTTGCTTCCTGAAAATCGTTATAAGTTGTAATGCCACCAAATATATCATCAATTAATTTGTTAAAACTGCTGCGGAGTTTATCAATTTCCTCCCTTTGCCCATCTGTTGCTTCGGTAGTATCATCAGTTGCATCTTCTAAAAGTTCCTGTGCTTTAGCATATTCTAAACATTCTTCTCTTGTCTTGCCTGTTTGCTCCATTAATGATTTTATGGTAGCTTCATTATTTTGTGTTGCAATAATTTGACCGACTGTAGCATCTGTTAATTCTCCCATAGCCACTGTTGATGGAATAATGCTTGTATGAAGTAAATCAAGTCCATAAGCTAAATCTTCTGCTGTAATTTTACCCTCAAGGAATTGATTGCTAAGTTCAATCATTTTTAATTTTAAATAATTAGCACTACCTTGATGTCCCTCTTCTGTTAGAACAGCCATTTCGTCCTGTAAAAATTGCATTTGTATTCTTACAGCTTCGGGTGCTTTACTAAACAAATACATACCATCTCGGAGTTTAGCCTGTACAAGTTCAAAGTCTTTAAAAGCCTGTGCACTTGAATTTGTCTGCAATGCTAATAATCCCATTGCAAGTATAGCTTCAGGTGCATATAGCAAACTGGCTTTCATTGCGACATTCATTGTAAGGATTGCAGTTCTTAATTGTATTATTGCCGTTGTGGTCTTACCAATAATTAATAATACAGGACCTATTGCAGCAAGAAGTAATGCCCATGTGATTAGACTATCCTGCATACCAGAGTCTAAATTACCGAACCATTTAGCAAGTGCCTCAATTTTGGGAGTTACTTTATCGACACCTTTACCGATTGAATCAAATACTTTCATTGCAAGTGGTTCAAGTGATATTCCAATATTGTTTCTTAGAAGTATTAGTTTTTCCTTCCAGTCCATAGTAGCAGCAGAAACAGCGTTGATTGTGTCTGTACCATCTCCCACACTTTTTATAAGTTCATCAATATCAAATTTACCACCACGGGCAGCGTCAGCTACATCATTTAAACCTTTACCAAAATAATCCATACCTATTGTAGCAGCTTCTCCAGTAGTGCCAGCATTTTTCATTTGCTCAATTAAACCCATTAATGCAGCATGTGTATCTGTAACTCCTTCTTTAGCAAATACTCTAAGAGCTTGCCTTAATCCTGAAAATACTGTTTCAGTATTTACACCTTCTTTTTCCCATTTACCCATTAATGCAGTTGCTTCTTCGAAGCTATATCCTAGATTACGCAATGGCGCACCAAGCTGTACAACTTTTTCTGAAAGTCTATCTACTCCAATACCTGTACTCTGGCTAACTTTAAACAGAGTATCCATAGCCTTTCCCTGTTTATCTGTTGCAATTTGCCAATCCCCAAATACCCTTGTTGCGGCTGGTATTAAAGTATTAATATCAGTTTTGGTAATACGAGCAAAATTAAGCATTTGTACAGATAAATCTTGTAATGGTTTGCCAGTAAGTCCAAGTCTTGTATTGAGATCCGCCACTACAGCACCTATGTCTTTAAAAGATGATGGTGCTACTTTAGCAATTTCTCTAAAATCAGTTTTTAATCCGTCAAGAGCATCGCCGGTTGCACCTGTGCCTGCTCTTATTGTGTCATAAGCATTATCGAAATCCTTGCCAAGTTTTAGAAGTCCTGCACCGATAGCAATAATGGGTAAAGTTATACCCTTAGTCATACCCATACCAACTGTACTCATTGAGCGTGCTACAGTTTGTAAACCTTTTGTAGAGGCATTTAATTGTTTTTGAACTGAGGCTATAGATTTGTTAAAATCACTGATATCGCCGGTGATTTTTATTGACATTGAGCCTATTGGCATAATTATTCCTTCTTATTAGTTTTTATACGATTGCCGTAAATTGCACTAAACTTTTTTAAATCTGGTTTGTCTGATGTTGATTTCTTTTTACCAGATAAAGCCTCTGCATATTTGTTAAGTAAAATAATTGATTTGGTTTCTTCAAATTCAAGCCCGTAACGATAAATAAGCATAAGCTGATCAAGCGACAGGCTATCCAAAATATACGATAATGAATAACCCGTCATACAAATAACGGAAGTGATTATTTTACCTAACTCTACTACCTTGTTTGATTTACTTTTTTTTTTCTGACTTTTCTATTGGTTCTGCTTCTTTATAAAGTGGAGCTAAAACGAAATCAATAAACTCAAGTAACTGTGCATACGAGGCATGAGAAATCAACCATTTAGCAGTAACTTTTTTCTTAAATAAACCAAGAAATTTATTACTGACTTTAGGCTTACAAATCTCTGCTACTATCTCAACTGCTTTATTGAATGCGTCTGCTCCACTCATGATTAAAGCTTTATCACGAAATTTAATTTGTTCTAAAGCCATGCGAGTAGAGATAAGCGATACATCGAATTCACGACCAGCAAGTTTCGCTATTCTTTTATCGGGTACAAGTAAATCAAAATCCTTGATAACTTCCAATTAGCTTTCAGCTCCCTCGCCTTGCTCATTGTATATCTCAAAAAGCTGAGCACCTGCTGCTAGTGCAGTATCACATACACCCTTGATTTCAATGCTGATCATATTGGGATCATCAGCATCATCAGCCTGGAATGCCAGTTCAATACCCTTATTAGTTGTAGCTTTATATAAGGTAATTCTGAATATATCCCCTGCTTCATTGGTATTTGTAACTTTCACCTGTATTGCCGTTAGTGTGGTAAGTCCACCAGATGACAATGTTTCTGCTATACCGTTGGCGAATGAATAAGTATCAATCCCGCCCCTAATTACATTGAGATTGGTAAGGTCAAGTTCCATTATATTACCCGACAATGCTGCATAATGATTCTTGATAAATTCCTTAATAACACCTGCATTGTCGCTCTTTACCGTAACCTTATCCCATGTTTCTGAAAATACTATGTCTCTCATTGCGCCCAAATCTGTCCAGGTTATCCCATCCGTACTTATCTCAAATTTTCCTGAACCGAATGCAATCTTATTTGTTTGCTGTACGCTTGTCTGTGCCAAATTAATCTCCTCCTCAAAATAAAAGAAGCCCTAACGAGCTTCCTATTGTTGATATATTTTAAATTCTTAGAGCTATGCCCCTCGATATATAATTTTAAAATCTAAAGCTACATGAAAAAGTTTAGTATCATTTTCATAAAAATCCTGCTCATTAAGGAATACGCCTTGAATTATAGGTATCCCCGACATGACGCTCTTTTCCCTCTGCAATGCTAAACGTATTTCATTTGATAATTCAACACTTTGGATATATTTTAAACTCCAAATATCAAACTGATAATATACGCTACCTACATCTAAATCATGCTGGCGTATATTTGATATTCTAAAGAAACTAATAGCTGGATATACTGGAGTTTGAGGTAATGTTGAATAATAAATCCTTTGACTTACTATGTTAGTAATTGCTGTTTTTGTAAGTAAGAATGTCTTTATAGCCTGCTCAATTGTCATTATTTACTCTCTTTTATTACTTCTTTTAAATCAGATACTATTTCATTATTGATTTGTGCTTTTTGCTCATTAAAAGCCGGACGTAAATATGGCTGTGCTTTCATCTTCGAAGTTCCATATTCCTGCATTCTTGCATACCAGCCATCAGCTTTGGTAAATATTTCATTAATTTGTATACCTACATAAACACTATATTTTCCTCCACGCTCCCGAACTTCATTCTTGCCAATTGCATTTCTTAAATTTCCAGATAACACAGGAGTTTTGCTTTTAGCTGAAGCCACTACCCTATCAGCTCCCTCATTCAAATCTTTTTCAAATACTGCCCCTATCTCTTTTCGTTTTTCTTCTATTTTTTGTTTGAGGTTTGTAAGCCCCTCTATCTTAACTGAATAAGCCATTACACTACCTCTTTTACAAGCAATACTAATTCTTCATTACGATTATCAATATTTATTACTGCCTCAATTTGATATGTTTTAGTACCGTCAATTATTCTCATTTCAGATGTTACACCAGCTAAATATCTAATTCTAACCTTGCCCGATATTTCAGCATTGACAGTTTTGGAAGCGTAATATTCCCTACCCACTAACGGCGTAATCTCTGCCCAGACATTAGCAAACGTTGCCCAGGTTAAAATAATTTCTAAATTAGCATCTGTTGTTTCGGTAGGTGTCTGTATTGTTATATAATTTCTAAGATTTCCGATTCTCATGAAAAGCTCCAAACATGATAAGGATATAAAAGTGATTCTGCCGCTAATGGTATTTTTGCTATTGTTTGACCTACAATATACTCTTGGCGATTTTCATAAAAATGCCCGATAACTAAAAGTATTGCCTGTTTTATTGCCTCAGGAATATGCAGATTCTCATCTGTACTTGCAGCCCTGTAACCAGCAGTATATCTTATTTTAACTGCCCCTGTTGGATAAGGTGTAAATGATGGCCAGTCAATACCATAATCGGGTATTAATATAGCCGGCTCACTGGTATATAAAATATATTCAGTAGTTGCAAGTGTAGTTTCTATGCTATCGCTATCAGTATATTTTATGCTTACTGTATTGCTCTCAACTGGAGGCATTGGTAAAACTATCTTATCGGTAAAATCATCAAGTATAAGCTCGAAAGTTGCACTTGCCAAAGCTCGATTAGTAATAGCTTCGCAATATTGACGTGCAGCAGTGATTAAATCTGATATTAAAGTATTGTCTGTATCGGTTGTTACCCTTAGATGCAGTTTTGCCTCCACTAAAGATACCGGCTCAATTGTTGGAGTTGTTATTATTTTCAGGTTCATTTTTTACCCTTTTTAATAGGTTTTTTAACTTCTTTTTGAATGCTTCTATTTATCATTTCATTTTCAACAGGTTTTAGAACTGATGTTTCAATTACAACTTCCTTAACCGGCTCACCCAAAACATTAGCTTTTTTTAGTTTATCAATATATTCAGGCGGTACATCTATAATTTCACCTGGTTGTTTTGTTATGGTGTTATAGATAAATCGATTACGAACTATAAATTTCATTTATTCCTCCATAAATAGAGGACAGCCCTTATTATTATTTTTCAGGACTGCCCTCAACTTAATTATTTTAATTTAATAAATTTAACTGGAACTTGAAACATCTCCTAAAATTACGAATGGAGATACTTCAGAAGTTGCGTCCCTTAAAGTAATAGGTGCAGTCAACCAAGGCTTGCCATCTACGTTCCAAAAAGCCTTTATAATTGTCCTATTGCTAACGAACCCAGAGTAACCGTTATCGCTCTTAACTTCGATTCCATAACCATCTTTGATAAGATAGAATTTGAAGTTAGCAAGCATTAAGTCTCCTGCTGTTCCTAAAGCCGGTAACAGGTCAGTAAACAATAATGGTATACCTAAAACTGAACCTGCAATACCTACTCTTGGGTCAGGCTGGAATGCCAAGCTTGGAGCATCACTATCAGCAACTTCGAAGTTTTTCATTGTCATTATTTGTGTCAATGCAGACTTGGCGGCAACAAAGTCCAGACCTGTACCATAAGACTGTGCAAACATATTAACTAAATCTGCATAGAGAATCCTGTTTGCAGTGGTACGATTAACAGTAATAGTACCTGCATGAGTGATTATACCTGTTGGCCTGGTTGTGCCATTAGTACCAGCAAGGAATTCTGTCTCTTCTGCTGAAGAAATTGCACCCCTAAATAAAGTACCCAACAGCGCATCTATGCCGGTAGCATTTCGGAGCAGTTTGTCAGTAAGTTCGATATAACCTGCAACTTCTTTAGGATTAAGTTCAATTAATTTAAATGCTGTAGAAGTTTCAGTTTTAGCAACGCCTTCCAGCACCCACACAACACTAACTCCACCATATAGGGCTGTTCCATCTGCTGCTGTCTGGTCAAGTGCTGGCATATCAATACCCTGGTCCGGCTGATCCCCAGATGGTATAACAGAAGCTCTAGGTCTTACGATTGCCTCGCCTGCGCTTACCTGTTTTATGGTTGATATAAAAGCATCTGGTACAAGAAATCCACCAGATGTAGTCGTGCCCATTGTCATTACTCTTTTAGTAAGTCTTGGGTCAGCCGGATTTAAAGCTACAGCTTGCACAAATTCCCCTAATGACCTAAAATTTTCATCTTCAGATTTGCTGTCGATTTTACCAGGCATATTAACTGGAGTTATTAAATCTTTCTTAATAGCTTCCATTGACTGGCTTCTTTTTTCAGCTTTTTCGGCTTTTTCTTTTACTTCTTGAAATTCAACAACCAGTTCGTCAATTCTGGTGTCATCTTCGGCTGTTCTGCCCTCTTTCACTTCAAGGATTTGAAGCTCATCGGCAATTTCTTTAAGCCTTTTTTGTAACTCTTTCATTATGTTACCTCTCTTTTTATCATTGCGATTTTAATATTCTGTAATTTAGCCTTTCTCTCCTGATACTCGGCTTTCTTATTTTCAACAAGCAAAAGCTCCTGCTCCTGCCTGGTTTGAAATTCTTTGAAAATTTCCCTAGCGGATTTAATTCCTATGTCAGTTTGTGGATACGCAGGGTATGTTACTGGTGATACGTCCCAAAGTGAAATATCTATTAAGGTTCTTATCACGTTATCTTTATCTGTACTGTCCCATTCATCAACATTTACAATAAAACCAAATGACATTCCACTTATATCCCCACGACCTATCAGGGTCATTAAATCTTTTGCAAATTGTGTATCTGGTGGGTCTATTTCAATAGCAAGTCCCAAGTCATCTTCTGCAAGTATTAAACTTCCACTAGTATTGCGTCCTAAGACATAGTTTGAGTCATGGTTGAATAATGCTCTTATATCATCAACTTTAATTGAATTAGCAAAAGCCCCTTTTCTAATTTTTTCCTTAAATCCACCCAAATCTTCACTTAATACATCAAATAATGCGGCATGGCCTACAAGTTTAGGACTTTCTCCTTCGACTTTATCGGTTCTAAGTTCTATTGGAAATGACCTTATTTCAATTTTGCTATTTGGTTTACTCTTTTTGTCTTCCCATAAAGAATTACAAATTGCATAACGCTGGTCGTTGTCGGGGTAATCTTTAACCATTACATCATCACCCATGCATCTATCAAGAAAATCGTCTTTTGATTCATCTTTTTTTGGTTTTGGCATTGGCATAATTAACTCCTTTTCCCTTTTTACCTTTTTTACCTTTTATTTTCTTATTATCTGGTTTACCCATATTGGGCTTACCGCCCTTAATTTTCTTTTTATCTTTCTTTTTCAACTTTATCCTCCCAGTAACCAAACATTTTATCTTTACCTGCAAACTTGCCGCCAATTTTTTTTATAAAATCCCCTATTTCACCTATATTAGCATCGTGAAAAAGAACTCTTTTACAAAACTTAACTTGTTCAAAATCATGTATCACATTCTTTATTTTGTGCATACCGTCTATAAAAGCAAAATTGATATTTAAATTTGTGTTACATCTTAACTGATTTATAACATCATCTATAAATTTCTGATTGCCCGTATAATAATTAATCCTGTCCCATACTTCAAGTTCATTCCAGATATGATGTGAATTTCTATACCATATATCAAAAGTAAATACAGTCTGACAATAGCTTGCCAGCAATGCTGAAGCTACTCCAAGCAAAGTACCTATTTCTATAATGTCTATAGGTTTCGGCTTTAAGGTTTTCATAAAATCTGCTAAAAAATCATACTCATTTATTGCACTTCCAGTACCTGTAAGAAGTTCGGGATTTATTACTTCTAATATTTTTGCATTATCTAAGGGATAGTAACCGTATCTTTTAATAGGATCAGGTATAACTCCACCATAAAACTTGTTAAGTCTATTAAGCATTGACTAAAGCCTTATTATAATTATCAACTGCTTTTATAATTTCAGTAATATCTATTTCAGGATGTATCTTTTTCATAAAATTTCCTGATTGATGAGAATAATTGCTCTCATCATAGCTGTCATCAATTAAACCTTTGTCCTTGCACTCATCATATAAGGAAGTGTTTAAGTATGGTGTAAATAAACTCAATACTATTGATGTAGGATTACATGATTTTATAAATTCAATACTTTCTAACATATTCTGATAAGTTTCTTCAGGGAAACCCATAATCATATAAATTTTTGATTTGAGTTCGCACTGATTAAGCAAATCTATTGTTGTTTTAATTTTGTCCCTATCAATTCCTTTGTTTAAATAATCCAAAACCTTTTGGCATCCACTCTCTGCACCTATTGCAATTTGAATACAGCCATGCTCTTTCATTAACTTAATTTTATTTTCGTCCAATGTGTCAATTCTGCTATCACATGACCAGGGAATATCTAATTTATACAAATCGCAAAATGCTTTTAACCTATGACTTGAAGCCGTAAAATTCTCGTCCCATATTTGAAAACTTCCTGGACTATATTTCTCTGCAATCAATTCCAATTCCCTAATAAATGACTCCATAGGTTTAAAATAAACTTTTCTGTGCCAAATCGCTGGGCTTGCACAAAATCTACAGTTGGCATAACAACCTACAGACGAAAAGACATGACCGTATGCATTATTGCTATACTTATCAAGTATGTTGTCAAAGTTTAAATTACCATCATAGTTTTCAAGCGTATAAGGCATTTCTGAAATTTCTGCCCCATTATAATTATCTATCTCATTTAGTACATCTAAATTATTAATACCACTCCTGAAAACTAAGTTACAATTATTAATTTTATCAAAGTTTAATTTAGCACCTGCCCCACCACAAAATATTGGGAAGTCGTACCAATCTTTAATATATTTGGCTAAATCATTGACTATCTTTATTTGCGGAGTCAGTACAGTAAAACCTATAATATCAGGCCAGACATCCTCTATAACTTCGTCAATTTCTTTATAAATCGTATATTTTTGGTCTTCATATAAAGACATTAAATTACCATACTTTTGACTTCGCTCTAAATAATTAATATAATGTAAATTTTTAGCAATGTTTAAATTCTTTATATACGACTCAAATCCCTGTTGTTTGAGTAATGTGCTTATATGCCATAATGATAAAGGTATATAATCTTGCTCTAGTCCTACTAAACGGGTAAATATTGGATTTATAAGTAATATTTTAGTATTTAACAAGATGCTCGCCTCTTATAAACATATTGTTATTCCAAACATTCCCTGGGATAATATTTATCTTTATGCCTTGTTTTATAGCACAGTATACAAAGCTCACTTGATCTGAAACTGTATATGCTGTTATTTCACTCCACCACTCCAAACACAATCTTTTAACCTCTTCAGTATGTCGTCTTAAAATTACAGTACATTCATATAATCCGCTATGTTTAGGAAAACCCTCGCGCTGATATTTATCAATCTGCATTTTAAACAGATATTCAGGCTCTAACTTTCTATGCATAAATTTAGGATCGCCAGCATATTCCTCATAAATATCATTCCTTTTGTGGTGAGCAAATAATGCAATATCAGCGTCTTTCAGATAAGTATCAATTAACCAATTGGGTGATACATTAACCGCCATTCTGCCATCTATCCAGATAGAATATTCCGTATCTAAATATTGCCAGGGCAATATCTTGTATATTTTAGCCTGCCGTGATGGGTCGATAAACTGCATAAATACTGGTTTTATGTTCCAAACTTTCGATATATAAGCTTTGTCTAAAAATGCTACATACTCAACACCATCTTCAATAAACTGGTCATCCCTTAAATCATCATAATCACCGATTATCGATGTATAAACCGTAATATCTTCTTTAATAATATTAGGTTTTTCAATTTTGGGAGGATTAATTAAACTTTCAGCAATTTCCTGCCATTCTTTAGCTGTATCTTTAACATCATAATCTTTTATAACCAGTTCCCTTAAAATTTTAGCCTGATTGTTTCTTAAACTGGCACTTGACAGGTACTTTTTAATCTCATAATAAAAATTACGCTCTATGCAAACAATACCGCAAGTCCATGCAACCGATGTTTTATTATCCGATTTATAGGCTTTCCAGTTATCATATCTTGGATTAATTGATATATCAGACTTCAACAGTTCGTCTATAACGGCCTGGTTACTCCATTCGATTACCTCAACTTTAATATTTTTAAATGGTTTTACTTTATGCTGCCCTGTACCATCAAAGACACATACTAAAGTTATGTCAAACTCTAACCCCAATCGCTCTAAGTCCTGCCTTGCTAAGTCAATTGAGGGTATGTTACAAAAGCAACCATGCCATAAAATCCTATAAGACTTTTTATCAATATGTTTTTTAACATTTTTATATAAATCTAAATCTAATCTATCCCTTAAAACAAAAGTTCTTTTACGTGGGAATACATTTTTAAATGTTTCTTCTAATTTATCAGTACATAAGGTTATAGTATCGGCCATTCCCACCATGTCTGTAATGTGCTGGTTATAACTTTGATATTCCCTTAACCAGTGCGGGTCTGTAAAATCTGCAATTATTTTTACACCTGAATGTTTTAAATTTCTTGCCAGTATAATATCCTGTGGATTGCATCGGGTCTGGAAAACCACTACATCACAGGTAGCAAGCTCATCAAAACTCTCTGAGATTATGCCATTTAGATACTTTAACGGCCAGTTTACCCGTATTCTTGTCGACGCTGGGTCTTTATCTCTTGATGTAGCGCTGTAAACTACAAAACCTATCTTGACTTTTTTATCTGAAATAACCTCAATTTTGCCTAACTCAACATCATTTTCAACATAAATATTGCTGTCATTGCGTCTTTCAGTGAGTATTTTCTCAGTTCCCTTACGTATTTCCTTAACATCAATACCCATTTCAAGCATTGTACGGTTACCAAAGTGGTGAACATATGAACCCCTGCACCATAAAGACTTAAAACCTGCCTTACGGCTTCTAAAAAGTATGTCAATATCTTCATGACAGGCCAGGCCATAACGCTTGTAGTCAAACACCCCTATTTTGTCAAAGACCTTTCTAGCAATTACAAAACAAAATCCCACTACGGGACTTTCAACAAAATCTTCAGGTAAACTTGTTGCATAATCGTTTATTTTTTCAACAGTAACCTCCCCGACTATTTGCGGCCCTCTATCAGTAGGCCCTCCATTACTTGTTGGCCCCACCATTCCTATATCAGCGCTATATTTAAAGCCCCTCATTAATTTCTTGAGCCAATCGGGTGTCAGTAAGGTGTCAGAGTTCAACAAACAAACATAATCATACTTTGCTATCTTAATCCCCTGATTCCATCCATAAGATATGCCCTTATTTTTGTCATTTGTAACGATTGTATACTCAGCACATGCAACAGTTTTTAAGTATTCTTTTGTATCTATGCTGGAATCATTATCAACAATGATTAATTCATAATTATCAGTACAATTTAACAGAGTATCTATACACTTCTTTGTATAGTCCAATGCATCTTTAACCAGTATAACTATTGAAACTTTGTCATGTTTCTCATACGCAGGTTTTATCATGCTGGGATCAGCATAATCGCAAAGTCCACGGCTTACCCACCTGCGAGCAACTCGCTCAATAGGATATACAATTTCACCTGGGAAATATATACGACCCTCAAAATTAAATCTTTGTTTACAAATTAATGCTGTATTGTCCAATTTTTATTATGTATCTTTCAAAAGCTGTTGATATTCTTGGCATTTCTATTGAGCTTAATTCTTCAGGTTTATTTTCTGTCAGTTCATTAAAAACTTCTTCAAAGTCATTATTGCCAATCGGTTTAATTAAACTATCCATGTCCTCTGTGTATCTATCCGTAAAATCTTCCGAATAACTGTTTGCAAATATGGTAATATCAGATATTTTTATATTGTTTTCAGCCCCTAAAGCTTCACTAAAAGCATAAATAACAGGCTTAATTTGTGATTTTATAAACTCATCATGCTTTTTATAAAATTCTAATATGTTATTTTTTAATAATTCGCTGTCTTTATTGTCTATAAAAGCCTTAGAAATCTTAAACAAATCAGTTTTCTCACGCTTTATAATTCTAATTAAGGCATTATAAAGTAATGGTTTGTATGCTTTTGCCAATCTTTCTGCTAAAATATCTCTATTTTCTATAGCTTTTGTATTACTTGCACCTTGTATAATTGGTTCGGTTGCTGCATTTTCAATAGGTTGCATATTTAATTGTATCCAATGCTTATCGCCACCATCGTAAGGATTTTTGTTTTCCATCTCTAAAATATCATTAGGTGAATAAGTACCTATATTAAACGCCTTAGAATATGCTTCCCACCTTGTAGCAACATCGCCCCTTAACAAACCATCTACAACAAACTCGCAAAAATGCTGGTCATCAAACAATTCAGGATCAGAATTTATCCCCTGTTCTATGCGTACAAGCCACGGTCTTATTGTATCTACAACGTGTTCAATGGCCTGGTGTTCGATATTGCTAAATGTAGCACCCCTTAAATTTTGGACTTTATGTAATTGCATTCTATAAAATCTGCAAATTTCCTCTATTTGAAAAACTCTTGTTTCAAGAAACTGTGCGTCATTGGGAGGTATTGTAACCTTATTTATGGTCATACCCTCTTCTAAAAGCATCAGTTTATGTGAATTACCAAGTCCTTGATATACTTCATTAAGAGATTCTCTTAAATTTTCAGAGCCCTGTTTAGTTAATCTACCAGGGTGTTGCGCCACCGCACCGATATTTGTACCATTTGAAAAGAACCTTGCGCCAAATTCCTCGAGTGCAAGCCCCAATCCTATGGCTTCTCTTGCCATTGTTATAGGAGATTTACCTATAATACCGTTAAAACTAAGTCCTGGGATATGTAAAACATCACGCCTGGGTACAATTCTTTGTATATTGTCAGCAAAAGTATATGTATAAATTACATCATTATTTTTAATTTCAACATTCATTCGGCTGGCTATCATTGGATAAAAACCTATAACACTTCCAGTTGAGTTTCTTAATTTTATATTGTAAGAATTTCCCCATGTATTAAGGTCTACACCCATTAATTCCCGCCATGCAAAAGATGTCATATCAGCATTGGGTCGTAAATGCAGAGCCCTATACAGTGGATGATCAGTTGCTTTTTCCTTACCTACTTTAAGCCTTTTATAAACATTTAATGGCAAAGATGCAATTGTTTCAGATATAATCCTTACACAGGCATAAACTACCGAGAGGTTCATTGCAGATACTTCAGTTACATTTATACCCGTATAGGACTTTCTAATTCCTAAAGCATTTAAAAGCCATTGTTTTGGGTCTAATAAATTACTGTCATTGTTTCGTTTTTCAAAAAATCTCCTAAAAATATTCTTCTTTTCATTCATTTATCTGTGCTCCTGCACTTCAAAAACTTTTTACTTTTTCTGTCTCATATATCGAGATTGTGTCTATGTTTTTCATTATGCCGTCTAAAGCCATGATTAAAGCTACAATTCCGTCTATCCTTTGTTTACTCTTACCCTTATCTGGTTTAATATTACCGGCTGCATCTGGTGTTATCATTACATTATCAAAGTTCCATCTAAGCAACGGATTGCCGCCATGATTTAATTTCTTATCAAGTATCAATGTTTCAAGATATTTGGTAGGAGCATTTAAATCTCTATAACCCTGACCGAGTGGAATCATATGGTCATAGCCATTTGAAACTAAATTAGTTACAAGATGAGTAGAACCCCATCTATCATAAGCAATATTTTTAACCTGATATTTTTCTAAACATTCTTCAATTTTTGCCTGTACCACATTGTAATCTACAACATTTCCCTCAGTTACAGCAACAAATCCCTGCTGTTCCCAGACATCATAAGGTACTCTATCTATTTTTATTTTTTCCCTCATTCGTTCTTTGGGAATAAAGAAAAAAGGTAAAACTGAGAAATCCTCAAAGGCCAATACAAAAGCTGTTAAATCTGTTGTAGCTGACAAGTCAAGCCCACCGTAACAGATTTTTCCTTTTAGGTTTTCTAAATCTAATTCACTTGGACACTCATCCCATTTCGAAATATCAAGCCATCGGGTCTCTTGTGATGTCCACATATTGAGATACAGCCTTTTAAAAGTATTTATAAATCCGGTATTCTCTTTTGCGTAATTGTAAAGAGAACGCATTTCTTCCAAAGATCTAAAAGTTCCCAGGGCAGGATTTGCTTTGTACCAATTTTTTTCATCTTCCCAGTCATCTTTTTCGTCTACTTCATATATTACCGGAAGAAATGTTTTATCTTCTATAACTCCGCTTTTAACTTTCTTTGCATAGTTATAGACTTCCCAGAGTATTGAATTTCTATCAAAGCCCGCAGTTGTTATAATAATAAATAATGGTTGCCTTCTCGTACCACTACTGGTTTTAAGAACATCATATAATTCTCTATTTGCAGCAGCATGAAGTTCGTCATAAATTACAAAACTTATATTTCCACCATAAGCACCTGCAACATTTGCCGGTATTGCTTTATAAAATGAATTGGTGCGGTAATCTACAATTCGTTTTCGGCTGTCTATAATTTTACTTCTGCGAGTTAGGGTTTTACTTTGCCTATCCATCATTGCAGCTTCGTCAAAAACCAATGAAGCTTGATCCTTGTCAACAGCAGCACTATAATTTTCTCCGCCCATCTCATGATCTGCAAATAAATGATAAAGAGATAAGGTTGCGCCAAGAGAAGTTTTACCATTCTTCCTTGCTACAAATATAAAGCAAGTTCGGTATTGCCTTGTACCATCAAGATTTAATGTCCCATACAGGGGACTTATGATTTCTTCCCATTGCCATTTTTCTAAAACAAAATTTTGGCCAGCATAGATACCCTTGCTATGTTTAAGTTTTTCAATAATTCTTTTAACTCTAAGAGCAGTTTTTTCATCATACATTGTTAGTCAAGCAGTCTTTCAAATTCATCATCTATAGTTTCATTAGGTAAAGATATTCTTGATCTTGACGAAGGAGTAAGCCCAAATTCCACACATATAGTTTTTATTATTTTTGCTGCTTCCCTTGCGATAGCAGCAGCAGGATTGGCTTTATCACCTTGTCGTATATTTGTTGTTATAAGCCCATCTTTTTGTATAACTTTCATGGCTTGACGATAGATTGAATACTGACTACAATAAAGCTCAAGTGCTGCCCTATCTATTTTTGTCAATAGTCTAAGAAGATAAAGTTCCGGAACAATTCTTTTCCACTCGTTGAAAGCAAGCCTGTCTTTTTTTAACCAATCTGGACATTCGAGCAATTCTTCTTTAGGTTTAGGTTCATTTTTATTTAACGGACGCTTACCTGGATTGCCATTAAGTTCTTTTAATTTTGTTGGAATTGGTTTATTTGACATTTTTATAATCCTTAATTTCATTAATAGTAACTTTAAATATTTTACCTGCCAGTAGTTGAAGCTGGACTATTGAGTACATTTCACTTGCTGGAATTTCGAGACGTAATACCGCACCATCTCCTAAGCCTGAAATTGATATTGCTGTTGCTATTGGAGATAGAGAAGCTATAAATTCTATTTTTTTAATGTCTATCATTTTTAATTACAACTGCGAAATCTAAAGCGAT